CATATTCTAATTCAAATGATTCTTTAAATGTGTTTCTAGGTAGTTTACCAGCTTTTCGTAATGGTACAAAACCTGCGTTCATGTGTACTGACATTGGAGCTCCGGTAACAAAACCACGTGACTCAACAGATGCAATAATGTCAACATTTGACTTTTCAAATGGTTTGCATAAATCTGATATCATTGATTTAAAAACTTTTTTATCTTGCCATAGTGGTGTAAGATCTTTAAAACTAATACCTTCTTTTGGGTAATCTTTTACTTCAATTATATGTTCTTTATAGTTCATTATGTATTCCTACTCGTACTTGTGGGTATGTGATGTTAATTTATTATGATAAATTGTAAAAACTGAAAACCATTTTCTAATATCTTTTACCATTTCTTGTGTATGAACAAATGTAATTGGCATTGTAAAAAATGGATAAGCTAATTTACTTTGTTTATACCTAGTTTCTAAATTTGATAAACTATCTAAGTCTGTTTCAATATCATACATTAATTCTTTGAAAAAGTCTTCATCTGTTAGTTTATCTCTAATGAACGTATGTTCTTCGTCTTGTTCATTAAATTCACCTGCCTGCATTTCTTGTAATAAAAAGTAGAATGCTCTAATTGGATTTATATTTTTTCTATAATTTAACAGTATATTTTTAAACTTATATTTAGGTTGATTTGTTTTTAAATTGCTAATAATAGTAAAATATACGTCTTCTAAATCATAACGTAATTGTAAATTAATTTCTTTTGAATTTTTAGTATAATCATGATAAGCATTAACAAGAGTTTTGTATAAAGCTCTGGATTCAACTTTAGTCATTCCATTACAAAAATTATAATAGTTTTTTTTGTTTATTCCATTAGTATCAAAATATCGAATAAGACCTTTTTCTGTTCTACCTTCTTCTTTCCAAAGCTGTAGATCTTTTATTAATCTTAATTGCTCAATTTTGTAGATTTTTCCCATACTCATATTTACTATTAATCATTAGCTGGTGAAAGAATTTTTTTTAACTTTTGAATATTCTTTTTATTGCTCAATGTTATTTTTGCTCCATTATGCAAAGGCTTAGGATATCTGCCAATATCAACCCATGCATATCCACTACTTTCACGATTAAGACTTGGTATAAATTCTTTTGGTGTAACAATAACATAGGTGTAATATATAAATCCTTTATCTTTTGATTTAAATGTATCTAATGGATTTAATTTTTCCATAGGTGGAACAAAGCCCATTTCTTCTTTTAGTTCTCTACGTAGAGCATCTAAAGGTTGTTCACCTTTTTCAATTTTTCCACCCCAAAAACTCCAAGTGTAAGGATACGAAACATCGTTACTTCTTAAGTTAAGAAGCATTCTGCCTGTGTCTTGTGCAACAAAAGTTGTACCTACTGCGGTATACATTTTTTAATTCACCTTATTTTTATTCTTTATTTTACTTGATTATCTACTAAGGTGCAAGATCTAATTTCCAAAATCCGTTTTTATATTGTCCTTGATAACTGTCAATCCACTGTGCACCAGTCCATTTGTATTGTACACTAGTGTTGGTATTAGTGACATACTGTACAGTAGAACCATTTGCACTAGCATCAAAACTAACTGTCCATGCTGTTCCATTATACTGTATAACATCATTTGCTGATGCTGTAAAACTTGATCCCCATGCAGTTGTATCTTTTGCAATATCATTAACTAACAAATATCGTTGTCCACTTGCTACAGCTGATAGGCCTGTACCAGGAAAATTACTTTCTGGATCTATAATTTTATCAACTGCGGTTAAAGTATTTGACGGTAATGTAGCTGAATCAATAGTGAATATTAATTTATTTTCATCTGATGGATCAAATGCCAATGTGCCAAACACATCACCAGTACTTGATTCAATATCACTTGACTGTCTTAAAATTAATTTAGATATTCCGTCTTGCAACTTACCATATGTTTCTAAAAACTCTTTCCATTTCTCATTATCGTTAACACCGTAAGCACCAAGCAACGCAATTTTATTTCCTGCTACAGAAATTTGTGCATTTTCTGGAGTTACTATAACGTTACCAATTTGTCCACCAAAACTTTCAAAGAAATCTATAAATCTTGGATCATAATCTAAGTCGTCAATTGAATCTGTTTGATTTACTCTAGCTACAATTTGTCTAATAATAGATTGTTTTTTAACTTTAGCTGGAGGATTAACCCAAATAGGTAAACTAAAAGTTAATGAAGCAACATCTAGTTGTGTGTCAACACCTTGTGGCACGGCTCTAGAACTCCAATTAATATCTACCAATTCTACGTTAGTAATATTAGTCCAATCCAATGGATTATCATTTGCTTGTATTTCAACAGCTGGATTAAACAATACTAATATTTGTTCCATTAGTTGTAGTTTTTGATCTGTGTTTGAACACCAAATATCTAAACCCATATTTAAATTATATGGAACTGGCATAAATCTTTCAACAGTATATGTGTTGCCAATTTCAGCCATATATGATTTAGAACTTGTATCATATTTTCTCTCAGCAACTTGTACTTTATCAACCATTCTAGGTTCTTGCAATCTGTCTCTAGCTATCTGTAAATTAGTAATATAAGCAGACATAAATGGAGCAGATGATACAACGTTTTCTGAATTGTGTCTTAATATGTGAGCTACCATTCTACTCATATCAGCATATCTTACAGGTGTTCTTATATAGCTTTCTGAATTGCCATTATCTGTTTTACCTGTTTTTACTTTGAAGTTATCAAACAATCTCATAAATTGTAAAATGTATCTTCTTATTTGTTGATCGTACCAATAATCCATAATTTTTAATCCGTTTTAGGTTTCACTACTTTACTTAAATATTGTTGTTCTTTGTTATCATCTGTAACAGAAGAAGAGGCGCTGTTATTAACAAAACTATCCAATCCTTTACTACTTGAAACATATGATCCTCTAAAGTTATCAGAAATTTTAATATATCTATTTCCTGTTTTTCTAAATAATCTACTTGGAGAATAATCAGTACGTAATACATATTGACCTTCTGTAATTGATCCTGGGAAGCTATTACCAGTATGTGTTATTGCTATACCTTTGCCTGGTGTACCGTCCTGATTTTTAGGACTAATTTTATGCATATCATCTTTATGAGTATACAAATGACCAACATCCATACCTTTAGTAGGAACGTTTCGTTTAGCTTCTTCCATTACACCATCATTAAGATCAATCTCTGATTGATATGTAGATATAATATTTTTTAAATCTTCTTTGTCATCACCACTACCAAGTATATCTCTAAACTCTTGTGTGTCTTGTAAGGCAGTTGCTTTACATCTCCAAATATGCGGCCACCAACCTGGATCATAACCATCAGATCCTCGAGCGGCATCTTCCACTACAAAAAATTTATTAATCTTCATTTTTTCTTTTGGTTCAAAAAGTGCAATTGATTGTGTAGCATTACTATCGCCACCTGTTAAAGTTTCACCTACTGTAAAAATACCATTAGTGGCAAGTCTTAAAACTTTTGCATTGTGATTGTAACTTACAACAGTACCTATTGTGCCTGAAGTACCACCAGTAACAGTTTCGCCTTTTCTATATTTCTTAGTTGGTTTATTGTTTAACGTAATTGAACTTGCTTCTAATCTTAAATCATCAGCCATGTGTGGTAATTCAAAAACGTCACCTGGCATTATTTTTCTACCAAGTTGTTCAACCATAACATTTAAATGAAATGTTATATAGAGTGTATCTGCTGTTTGAAATAATCCAAACTGTGTCATATCAAAATCTTGATCTTGTACAGAATATACTCCACGTAAATCATACACATCAGAATCGTATTTTCTGTCTCTATTTTCACCAAATAGCATATCTTGTATACCAGTTGGGTGTACTACTGAATTTTTAGGTTGATCACCAGCTATACTGCCTGTTTGCGTATGGGGTCCTAGATATTTGTGTATAAAGACGCCCGTACCGCCTATATAGAAGTGTTCTGCTATAGTGCGATCAGCAAATTTGTAATCATTGCCCTTGTTTGGCTTCCATAAACTGAGTCTTGGCATAATTTTGTTAATATCCTTTGTCTAAGTATTTATTGAAACTAATCCATACGAATAAATAACTATAACATGGCAAAAGAGAAATCACAAAGAC